GAGCCAATGTAGTAGCTTGGTATATTTCTTTCCTTAGCAGTTTCGTTGAAGATTCTGTCGTTTATCTTTTTTAATTCCTCAGCACTAGCGTGTTTAATATCCATATTCCTTGTGTATTCGTAATAATATTTACTATGTTTCATAATTCGTTTTTAAAGTATTTATCTATCGTATCTTTTGTATGGTCGAAACCCTTACAACAGATAGCGTAATAACCCCTATCTAAAGCGTTCTGAATGAATAACTTTTGTTCCTTTGAGGGATAACACTTCTTGTCCTTTTTTAGCTCTATAAACAAGCCATTGTACTTCTCGTTTGGCTCGAATATAAGCAGGTCTGATACTCCCCTCAAGTAGCCTGTACGCTTTGCCTTGAGCCTTTGTGAGTAGTGTCTTTGAAACTGACCACCCATTGTAGCAGTAAGTAGTGCATTTGGATATTGCATCCTTACATAATCTACGATAGCTATTTGCACTCGTTCTTCTGTTAACTTCGGTTGCTCTGCCATTCTCTATTTCTTTTAATCTTTTTTCGTAATCCGCACAGATGTCCTTCAGAATATCCATTCTAAACTCGATGTCTGCTATATCAGATTTCAAATCGTTAACTGCGAATATAAGATATAAAATAGAAATAAGCAAAAGTGTAATTAGTATCGTTTCCATATTAGTCGTGTATAAATTCTGATTCACATAGTTCCTCTAGGTCTAATCCATCTTCCGTTTGCAGTATCTCCTTTCTAGTCATATACCACTCCCATACAATACTTAGCACCTCGTTGTTGGTCAATTCTTTTTCTTCAATTAAATCTTCGTACATTATTTTAGTTTTTTTGCTTGATTAATAGTATCTCCAATCATCTTCAGACCATCTCTATCCCTCTGATAATCAGTTAGTTGTCGTTGTTGCCTTTTAAGATTTGCTTTGGTCTTGTACTCCTTGAGCCATATATTCCAATTACGGACATTGACAAAGCCACCATTATCGGAATGCCTTATACCCTGCTCAAATGCAAACACCACCTCATCCATCTCCATTGATGGGTAGAATCTCGACAGGTCATCTACTAGCAGTTTCGACATCATCACAATCTGCTCCGTATCAGGCTTCTGACCTAGCATCAGATAACACTTACTCAATACATCTACGCAATCTACATTTAGCTGTTCTCTATCTTTAGAGAATCTATACCATATTTGTCTAGTCTTATCCATTACATTACAATATTATCTCTCGTTTGCATTCTTCTTTTATCAGCCTTTTCGTAGCATACAAAGCCTGTGTGCATATAGTAAAGATTGTAGTAGTTAATCTTTCTATGCTTTAGCGTTGCATTTTCTCTCATAGTCTTGATGTATTCCTTTATACCTGCACTTGCTGTGCTTCTAGTCTTGTTGTATTCTATCCAAAATTCTTTTGTGTAATTAGCCATTGTTGATTTGTTGTCTTGCTTGTTCCCAAGCGGTTAGTACTTGTTTAGGTTGTGATACTTTTTGTGTTTGGGTAGTATTCTTTTCCCAAGTTCTTACAGATGCTTTCCAATCTTTCATTGCATTCTTACCTACCTTCCATCCATTAGAGGAATAGTAGTCGTAAAACTTCTCAGCATCTACATCATTATTCCTTTCGTTGCAGTAGTCGGATACTTCTTCGATTGTTGGTTTTGCAAACCTCTTAACCTTAGCTTTAGTTTTAACTATATCTTTATCCTTATCTTTATCTTGAAGGGTACTTTGTACCCCTTGTGAACCCTTCATATACCCTTCAAGGTTATATTTCTCAAGTAGTGCAATTACTGACTTATGCACGTTAGAATTTGGATTAAGTTCACCATATTGGAACTCTAAAAATTCAGGAATAAACCACTTATCGCCATTATCAAAGATAACTATCTTGTCTAGGAATGCCTGTGGTAGCATATCGTATATTAGTTCTTCGCCTACTCTAATAGAAGCCACCTCAATATCTACATCCCAAATCCCTGCGTGATTGCAGTCATCTAATATGTAAAACCATAGTAGCTTGTGCTGTGGCTTTAACTCTCTTAGAAAGCGTTTCTTCCACTTATCTGTATCTGTCATTCGTTTTGCCATAACTCTTAGTATAAGTTATCAGTTAATAATTCGTAAACTAAATCGCTATCATCGTTTAGTTCATCTAGCTCTTCATCAGATAATTCTCTACCATTGTACTCTGCACTTGCAATGAAGGCATCGCAGTAATCGGGATAATCTCTGTGGTCTATGCCTTCAAAGGCTACATCTGTAAATAATTTGTATTTGAATTTGCTTGTCATAATGTTTTAGTTTAATTGTTTAACACAGCAAAGATAGGTAAACTTTTTTACATACAGCCAAACTTTTTTTAGTTTTTTTTTATTTAAGTTTTACACCTAAATCTTAACTAACAATAATTCATATCATCAATCATCCTTAATTTTATCCCAAGTCAACATCATTACTAGAGATAGTAGAAGCACTCCCAATACTAAAAATACATTAATCATTGTCTTTATACTTTAGATATTCATAAATTCTAGCCTTACTAAGTTTCATTCTGTCGGCAATTTCAGCAACAGAGTGACCCTCGTTCTTTAAATGCTTACAATGTTCAGCAGTTGCAATGGTTTCTACCTTGACTAACTTTGTGTGTTCTTTTGTTTCACTATTCCAATTCATTAACTTACTGTTTTATGGTTATCGTCTATGTCTATTATTGAGTGTGTGTGCGGACATAGGTCTTTAATCTTGCGTATATTGGCTCTTATGTCCTTTCTAATGGCTTCAATCTCGGCTTTGGTGCTATCTGTGCCGAGAGAAGCGTTGAGGGCAGCATTAGCTTCTAATAGCTTATCCACCCTCGACACATATATTCTCTTAGTATTCGATTTCACAATCAAATCTTCTTATCAGTTCCCTTACGTTAAAAGGGTAAGTCTGATTCTTCTTTAGGACTATCAGCTTTTTCTGTGTTTGCACCACCCACACTTACTGCCCAAGCTAATATGTTATTGTAATAGTTACCTTCATACAATCGACCTCTGATGTCAATCTTACAAGTGATGTCAGTTCCAATCTTGATAGCTCCTAGCTTATCAATGTTGTCTTTAACGACTTCCATCTTGATGGATTGAGGATACTCCCCTCCTGTATTGATTACAAATTCTCGTTTCTTAAAGCCACTCTTAAACTCTTTGGTTTCAAAGATTGCTTCTAGCGTTCCATTAATTTCCATTTTCTAATAAATTTAATTCGGTTTCTATTTGTTCTAGCCTATTGTCTAATAGACTTTTTTCTTTTTTTAAGAGGTCTAGTTCCTCTGATAGTGTTACTTCACTATTTTGTTCAAACACATAATCTCTTACCTTTATGTAGTTGGTCATTTCTTCTTTGTCAAACTCCAAAAAGTTTTTCATCTGAGTAACGTGATGTATTACGGTAGCGTGATTCATACTAAACATCTTAGCAATACCCATATACGTTTCTCCGTAGTGCTTACGCAGGAAATACAATACCATTCGCCTTGCACTTATTATCTCTCTCCTTCTACTCAAGCTAAACAATTCCTGCTCCTTAACGCCATAGATAGAACATACCGCCTTCTTTAGTGCTTCCCTTCTCTCAATACTATTTAGCATAGTTTATCATATTTAAAAGTTCAACATCTCCAACCTCGTGGTCTTTAAACTCATCTGTCTTTGCTAGTAACTGCAAGTGCTTGAGCCTTAGCATTGTAGGGTTTTCTATGTACTTGTTTACACTTGTACCCTTCAATCCTGTTACTTCACTAAACCTACGCTTAGTCATTCCTGTGATTCTTACGAATTTCTCAAACTCGTTATTTGCTATCTTTGTCATAATTATTTATATTCTACGATTTCTAATTCTATTCCAAACTCAACTCTGTAAGTTTCTTTGATTCTCTCATTATCTTCCTTCATATACATATCAATAAAGGATTTTAATATACCTATTGGCTTTTTGCCATCAGACAATTTACCTATCTGATTTCTAGTTATAGAGAGTATTGCACCCTCCTTAGTCATTGCGTGTTTTCTTATTGCCATTTCTTAGACATTTTATCGAATTGTTCTCTTGGGTCTTTTGGTATGTAATCTATCTTTAGCTTGTTGATTAACTCATACGCTTCTTGATAGGTAAGATGTAGCAGACCATTCTCTATATCTCTTATAGCATCCTGCTCGTATGGAACGCTTGTAAGCAAACCCTCAATAATAGCTATCTGACTATTACTGATAGGCTCACTTGCAAGTATTTCATCTATCCAATCAAGCATTAGTCTGCCATTTCATCTTGACCATATACACCCTGCTCATAAAATCCTGTAAGCATAAGTACTGCTCTTGACTTAGCACGTTTTTCTGCCATAGCCACAGGAAACTTACCTGCCATACCCATAGTGTTTTCTTTAGAGCATTCGCCAAAAGATTCTACCTTGCGTTGATTCTCTGACATCTCTGCAACACATCTAAGCACAACCCACTCTCGTTCCATAATAATTGGCTCGTAAGCAATCTTAATACCTCTGTTGCTGATAATCTTATCAATACCTGTTCGTGTGATAATGACAAAGCCACGCTTATCTTTATACACATCTTCTTGTACTAGACCATTCTCTACAAATAGTCTGCGTAAACTTTCTTTCTTAGTTTCTGTTTTAATATCTGACATAGTAATAATTTTAAATTGCGTTAATGTATTTTCTTAATTCCTTTAAGGTATCTAGGTCGCAAAGTCTTGCTGACACTCTACCATTTGCCCACTCTTGTAATTCTCTCATATCTTTGTTGGCATAATCTACTTCTGATTTCTCATCATTAGCTAATAGCTTTTTGATAAGTTGAATCTTCTCATCTAACAAATAAAGGACTTCGCCTTTCTTTACCATTTTTACTTTTAATTCTTGTGACATAATAGTTTTGTTTTAATTAATAACTTCGGCAAAGTTAGTAAATAAATTGAAACTACCAAAAATAATTTAAGTAAAATGTAAAAAAAATGTACTTACTAGAGTGCGGATTACTCCTCTCCTAAGTGCATTGGATAAGTAATCGGTAGTGTTCCGTTGTCTAAAACAACGCCACAAGCGATTATAGAACGCTTAGTAAAGTTCTTAGCGTAAGCTAGGGCATATTGATTTGTGTTGGTTACACCACAACCTACTTGCATAGCAAAGTGTCTAGCAGTCTTAGTGCAATGCCAAGATACAGAACACTCCGTATGGATATGACCTTGTACTACCGATTTACCCCAATTTACCATTCGGTTATGCGCACCTCTTGCTCCGCTACTACCTGTTCCGTGAGTATAGATAACACCATCTTGCTCAAAGCTATCATCAAATGTCCAAGTAGGCACTTGTAAGGCTTCTGAGAGGTCTTTAAGCCATCTTTGTGATATTCCCATAGCTACCGCCTTACGAGAGATTATAGCATCGTGATTACCAATACAAACCCTTGCGTTAGGGAACGCATCGTGCCAAACCTTTAGTTGGTTAATGGCTCTGTCAAGCTCTTCTCCTGCACCAAATCCATCGGGATGTGTTTCGTGAAAGCTAGAGAAGTGTGAATCAATTAAATCTCCTATGAATATTACATCATTGCAGTTGTTCTTTTCATAAACCTCTAAGCAATGCTCTAGGTATGAGCCACCATCATTGCATTGTCCTTTGATAAATGGTGCGTGTAAATCTCCTATAACGAGTACGTTACGAGTTTCTTTTTCTCGCATCTTCTGTATGATGTCGTACTCTGATTCTGATAATCTAGGTCTGTATTGTTTCATTTGTAAATGTTTTTGCAATTATATAAAAAAAAACATATAAAAGCAAATGGAGTGCCGAAGCACCCCACTTGAAAACTAAAACAAAACTAATCACATCATACAAATGTATATGCAAATATAGCAAAAAGAAAGTAAGTTAAAAATTATTTCTTGATTTTCTCGTACGACCTTCCTCCAAAGTATGCTCCAAAGCAGGTGATGGCTAGTATTTGCCATAGGTCAATCCAAGAATCTTTGATGTCCATCTCTACATATCCGAAATCAACGAGAGTAAATACAGTAAGCACAAGTAACAGAAACGCTAGTGATAGTGGTCGTATAGACCTAGTAAGCCAATTACCATTCATATCGGCTTCCCAACGCTTAGTTACCTCAACCTGCATCTTTTGTTCGTATTCCAATACTACCTTTTTGACCTCTGCCTTTACAAGTTCTTTTTCTTCTGCTGAGGTATGTATCTTATCAATAGCAGTTCCAACAGAATCAACCAAGTCACTTGCTCCACCGCTAAAAAGTTTTCCTAAAATACCCATATCTTTATCTTTATCTTTTACTTTATCTTTATCTTTAGCTTTAGCTTTATTATATAGGGTATAAACTACCCTTTGTGAACCCTTTGGCAAGGGTTAAACTTCCATTAGGTCATTAATGTGTTTATACTCAATAATTACTCTGTTGCCTAAGTCAAGTTCATCGGCAATCATTTTGTAAAGTCTTTTGTATGCTTGTGTAGATTTGCCTATAAAACCATCGGTAATTAAATTGTTGTTTTCTTGCGAATCGCCAACGAGTAAACAACCACTAGTATGTTCATCAGTATTACCGCAATGTATAAGAATATGCTCAAAGTTAGGCACATTAGTGATATGCAACATACCACGATGTAAATCGCCAAACCTCTCAGTATATCTTTGATGGAAGCCACCCTCTTTTCTGTACTTGATTTCGTATGTTCCATAAGGTATCATTGTTTCGCCTTTAACCTTGTCCTTCCTGTACTCATCTTCTAGCGTGTAACAAAGGAAGTCATATCCTGCAAACCCCTCGTAGAACAACACACCATTGGTGCTGTCTAAAGCAATGTTATATCGTAAGCACAGCAGTTTCATCAGCTACCGCAGTTTTCGCAATCTTCTTGATTTTCAATATCACAAGTAGGTTGTTCTTCTTCTTCTAATACGTTTATCCAAGCATCAAAACCATTATGTTCAGCAGTTTCAGCAGTTTCAGCAGTTTCACCAAGTTTTTTACAATTTATTAAGTGCTTAGTTCCTGTGCATTTATCTTTATTCGTGCAGTTACAATCCATTACTTACAATTTAATTTAGCGGTTTCTAATTCTAATTTATTTATCTTTTCATCAAGTTCGTTGATGACTTTTATCTTCTTTTCTAATCTCCTTTCTAATACAACAATATCTTCTCCTAGCTGACCTATCTGACTATAAGCTATGCCCATAGTGAATATGATACCGATAATCCAAATGATGTTACCGATAGATATAGTAAAGTCTTTTTGTATCATCTAAAAAAGAAACTTGCAATAGCGCCAAGTACAATAGTGTATATGGCATATAAGGCTCTCTGTAAGCCTTTTCTAGCAGCAGTATTCTGATTTACACGAGAAACAACACCAACATCAGGGTCTAGTAATTTCTTTGTAAGGACATCTAGCTTTTCATCCATACTATCTATCTTCTTCTCAACTGAATCCATCCTTTGTTTCATTAGTGCTATTTCTTGTGCTGCTGTTGCCATTAGAATTTGTATAATTGGTAATCTAATCCCATAAATGAGTGTACTCCGTTTCCATCAATGCCTATTCTATTATCCGCCCAATCATTAGGCTCGATATAAGATAAAACCTCTGCTTCCGCATCTATTGGCTCTAGTCCTTTCCATAACACATCTAAGTGATACTTGTTAGAAAGTACAGGTGCTTTTGTTTCTTCACCTTCTTCATTGTATTCTCCTTGCTCTAAAACGATATAACCAAGTTTAACGACACAATGCTTGTGTGTTGGATATGTGTTACCATCTTCGTCTGTTGACGTTCCTAAAGCGTTTATTTTGCTTTCTGCTTGTTCTAAGCTATCAAACTCGTATTTTCCTATCTTATTCATAATTAACTTGTTAAATTTTCTAAATCTGTATCACTTAACGCTTCTTTATATACTCTTATTGATTTGCATTTTCCGTAAAACTTTTGAGAACCACTACCTTGTGCAAACTCAAGTGTATTTAATCCAATAGGAACACTGCCACTCACATCTGTTTCTCTCTCTACTCCATCTAACCATAATGCAAAATCATTATCTTTATATTTAATGGCTACCTTATTGTATTGTGTCAAATCACTTGCAGTAACTCGTAAAATATGACTAACTCCACCGCTTGAAATAAATGCTTTAATTCTATTAGTAGTTTCGTCTAACTCTAAAGATACTCTATTAGATACACTTCCGTCTGATAAAGATATTCTTCTACTTGTACCATCATTAGCTAAAGCAGCTATCTCTGCATACAACACTCCTTCTTCACTATTAAAGTCAGCAGTTTCACCTGCACCTGTGCAAGTTTCTGCATCTCTAGTTACTGTTGAGCCATTAGTAGGTATGTATGATGTTGCGTAGGGTAGTTCTTCTAGTTGTGCACCCCACAAGTAAGCAACATCACCTATTTCAGATGAGTTAGCAGGAATATCTATTCTAAAATAAAGAGTTCCTGACCCTGTTGGAGTTGTTTGAAATTGTATTCGTTCCCAACCACTAGTTAAGTTAAATTCATGGCTTACCATAGAACCTGCGGCTGTTCCCAAACCATACCAAAATAAAACTCTAGCAGTTTTTCCTACAGAAGAACTTTCACCTTTGCAGTAAAAACTAAAAGTATATGTTTGATTTTGCGTAACACTTACTGATTTATATATATAAGGGTCTGCATGCGTCGCTGCAATTTTTGTGGCTGTATTTAAACCTGTTGGCGATTGATGACCATAATCAATGTCAATACCGTTTTTAATCCAATTTGAAGTACTAAAATCTTCACTATAATCAAAAAGATTTCTACTCTCAGGTTCAAGTAATAAATGACCATCAGTATTATCTGTAAAGTCTATACGAGGGGTATCATCACCTGTTTCATTAACTATAAGACCATCACGCCCTACATAAGTAGCATCTGTACCTCTATCAACAGTAAACTCTGCATTCTTAAATCTACCATTAGTTTCTTTAGCAGCTAGTAGATTACCATCTTTAACCGCCCAATTACCTTCTCCTAATTTTACTATACCTTTTCCCATTATATTATTGTATATCCGTTAGCTGATGCTAGTTCGTTAAATGAACCATAGTTAGTTATTCCTGTTAGTAATTCTAGTTCGT